GCGAAACAAAACATAAAAGCAAAACAATAAAACAAAATGCCGGTTTCAACGGAAGCCGACAAAAGAGACAAAATACAACACAAAAGCAAATTTAAAAGCAAATATTTTTGGGTTTTCCATTTTTCTGCACTTAAAAACTATGATTATGTATATGGTGTCAAGTCAGGTGTTTGCCGAGACATGAGAACAAACCGTGTTTTTACGATCGGTCAGAACTCAGATGGAAGAGTCTCTAGCCATTCATTATAGCGTTCACGCAGAACACTCTCGCCATGAATGACTTCATCGTTGGCGAATGCCCCAAGCACACGAAAACGATCGTGTGCGAGCAACTCCTCCCAGGACAGGATTATTGGTTTATAACCTGCACGAGTGAGGGCTCGATTAATCTGGAGAACAAATTGATCGTAAGCAGATTTACCGTGTCTACACATTCCTTCCAATGCGAGATAGAGATTAACGGCAAACTGTTTGTTCTCATTAGGGGTCTTGCGGACATAGACGCACAAATCGAAAAGAACATCCGCGTCCAACTTCCACACAACATCAAAAAGGTGTTTGTGGATGTGAACGGGGGATCGTTTTAAGATCGTGCAATCATAAAAGGGTTTAAAATCCTCAACGCCAGAGGTCTTGGAGGTGGCGGAGGTAACGGGGAAACCGTGTTGGACGTACTTCTGAGCAATGGTCCCACCGTTGTAAAAGTCTATTATAGAGTCGGAGATTGTAGTGATACGATCATCACCATGGAATCCGTTCTCAGAACGATCTCTATAACAGGCCAGACTTATCAAATACTCGCGGTCATGTTCCCGACAGAGCATTATGTATATGACCATGGAAATGAACTGGTGACCCAGGGTATTAAACAGGGTCGTTCCGGCGGCGCCAGATGGAAGGCCGCGACATTTCTGATAGACAAGATCCTGCCATTGGACTTTGGCGAAGCACCAATGTTGGGCAATAGCTCGTCTAGCGAGTGCGTTTGGCTCATAATCGTAATCATGAGTATACAAACGATTGACAATCTGGACTACGTTGTCATACATCTGTTTGGTAAAATGGCCGTCCCAGTTGCCAACATCCAAGTCAATGCCCTTGGAAAATCTGGAAAGGCGTCTGTGCAGCACAATGCCATCTCGACCCGTGATGTCCAATCCGGGGAGGAATTCATACCTTCCGTCTCCAGCAAGGTGGAGGCAGCGCTCAAGGTCATGAAAGAGCGAACGGTAAATCAGACCGACAATCATGTTGTCGACTGTTATGCTGCGAGTCTTGGGCGGAGGTCCAATGGCTTTGTCCCTCGGCCGCAATTCATCCTTCGCGATATCATACATCATCAGGTCAGCAGGGACCTCACCCTCGCGAAGGGAGTCATAAATCCGGTTATACTCGGATGCAACCACACCGTCAAACTCGTAAGAGCCATCCTCATTTGCACGTATCCAGGTCTGCTTACCACGCGCAGTCTTATCCCATATCCAAGGGATACCGGGAGAGGTATTCGTTTTAATAGGCTCAGATCCAGGCGTGCGCGTACCAACAATCGAAGTATAGAGGTCAAAAACACGAAGCTTCTTTCCTCCATTAACGCGGTTCAGTTGTTCTTTAATATCCTGAACCATCCAGCGTCTAGCAATGGTACACACATCATCAGGGAAATCCAGCGTGACATCGCGCCCACTCTTTGTCAACGAATGACGCAAGGGGTGGATACTCACACGTTCATCCCGGGGATTCAAAATAGCGGGAATCCGAAGTGACGGTGGGAGGTGTTTCGAAATCGGGGAAGGTAGTATCGAGGAATTAATGGGCGAACCAATTGGCTTAGTGGCCCGCCCGAGCACCTCAATATGGGTTGCATTCTCCACAACTTTTAGAGAACGCGGGGTCGCATCCAAATTGCAGTGAACGGGCTCCACATGAGTATATATGCTAGCATATTTCTTCTCAAAATGGTCAACTGCTTCATCCATATCCTCAGCAGTAAAAGTGGTCAAATAACACATGCCGCCCATATTATAGGAGACGTTACCAACCATTTTGTCCTGTGTATCAAAGATGGGGTTATTCGTAAAACAAGGGGCACCCGAAGATCCCTTGGTCCACTGTCCAGAACACTCAATGACACAATCATAATCACGTTCAAGGACATTATCGTAGCGGGGGCCAGTATCACGGCACTCAACGGTCTGAAGACTAACTCCATCGCGCTCTATTGACGTGACCTCGCGGTACACTGCAGTTATACGTGGTGGTTGACCAATCTCAGCAAGCTGCGCTCGTGTGACAAGGAATTTTGTAAAGTCACGCTGTGGTGTGAGCGAGTTGAGTCTAATCACTGCAGAATCAGTTTTCTCAAAGACATAGACATCGCTGGGTAAAACTGTAAACTCCCAGGCGAGTCCAAAATTGAATGTTGGAACAAACTTCAACTTAAAAGTCTCCTCTTTACCGGGGAGACAATATGGTCGTATAGAATGATATGGGACCAATATGTAACTTTGTCCAAGAAGAACAATGGTGCAATGTGAATTTCCAACAGTCGCCGTCCGGGTGTACCGTCCAAATCTCTCAGGATCGTTAACGATACGGTTGCAATGAGTCAAAGGCCGTGGCTGCTGCGGAGCAGATTTAGACCTAACAGTAATTCGGGAAGTGTGATCTTCCTTTTTGGTGTTAGGAAAAAGGAAGTAATTGGAAATGGTCATAATAGCAGCAACAAGTCCGATAAAAGGCACCAGGACTTTCAGCCACCACCCACAACCAGTTATAAATTTCCAAACGGTCGCACCAGTGGCGCGCACCCCATCCAGAAGTCGTTGTACAGGGTTGTTTCTAATCCGCCGCAACTCACCAACAAGCCTCTCATAAAAGTTAACGGCATTGTTCTTAAGCACGCTAACAGTCATCATCCAGTCAATAACACGAGGGGGAAGACGGGCAAGAACTGCCATCTCTTCACGGAGCTTTTGGGCACACATAAAAACGTATGGCACCAACGATACTATATGCTCCTCTTTCATATGCACTTCAAACATTTGTATAACCTTCATCAGAAGTTCCCTGAACTTCCTCAGGCTCACCCCCCATGTCCAAAACTTCAATCCATTATCTCTGATTTCAATCTTTTTAAGAAGTTTTAAGGTGTTAACAGAAATCCTTATACGTTTATCCAAATCATCCAAATCGTTTGCCATTAACTTCTTGCAGGCGCGATGTGTGAGGGACACGTAAACGTGATTTAGTGGATTCACCCTCTCAATGAGCTCAATGGATTCCCGCAGCATTCTAAACCACTCCGTATTCTCATACTTCTTAGCAATATCCCACGCCGGTCCATTCCTGGCATACGTGTATATCGGAGCATACATTTCACCGTCATACTCAACATTCATATCAGAGAGTCCGTGTACATAGCTTGGTGCAGTGCCACCAGAAACCCTTCCCCAATCATACCTGGCCTTCTTGTTCTTATCAAGGCGATGAAAGCGAGATGCCTCATTTGTGATTCTCCAACGGAGAGTAAATGGGTCTTTTATATCAGGGTAAGCGGTTGTCATCTTAAACAGTTTAGTCAGTCGATGGATGGCATAGCGTTCATTTTCAGTGTCGCCGGAGATCAGCTCGATCATCTCCATTCTCCTTTTAACATTGTTCTCAAGTTCAGAGAAATCCATAGTTCCAGTAACATGAGTCAGTAGAGCACCCTCAAATTTGCAAAGGGCGTCGTCCCTGGCATTCTCATCTTCGCTAGTAGCAGAGACAAGCTGGAGGTGACGCGACAATATCTCCTCCAATGTTACATCCTTAAAGTCATCAGTGGGAAGGTCAACAAAATTAAAATGCACACGCGTGCAGAAATCCATAGGTGTTGTGGCAACATCACCAAATCGAGAGAAATTGGTTTCATCAAAAGGTTTAATAACCTTGCGAGCCACAAGATAGCGATACCAACGCATGACGCTCAACATAGTTTCACGATGTTTCTCCTCATAATCAGAGATAGTCAACAGAGCATTTAAAGTGGAATCAGCAAAGATCCAGTCGACACTACCAGCACCAGGAATGCTAGAGTTCGCAGATTGCCAATATTTGCGTTCAAGCGCTATCAGGCTTGAGTTGTCATCAATAGTTTCAGCAATCCCAGGGCCAATTTTGACAATAGTCTCCATCATACCAAAAAGAGACTGACGAGCCGCGGGACACTTGTGCATAAGGTAAATAAAATCGAGCAAAAGCAAGCCATATGCTCCGATTTCGGATCGGGTCAAAAGTTGAAGTTTAGAAACAGTATCCCACACGATATCACTAATAGCGCCGCTGTCAAATGCGCCACAATTGCATCCCCTGTCTTTTTCAAGAACAGTGCAATTCGTAGTGTGGTTCTCAGCAAGGGCAACCTTCATCGAACACACAAAAGTTGTAATTAGATCATCATACTTTGGGATAGGGATCTCAAGATTAATTGTAGTTTCAGTTGGTTGAAGTTCCAGATCCACCTCGAGCTCATCACTCAAGTCAGATCCACCAAAATTATTAAACTTAAAATAACTACAATCGGTAATGCCATTTTTCTTCGCATAATCAATGATATCATCAAAAGCGCCAATTGGAAGAGATACATTCTGAGAGAAATCACCATATTTCTTGATTTCCTCGCTAGTGAGTTGTTTGTGGCGCGTCCAGAATCTACCAATGAACTGCTTATAAGTCATGTCCTTAACAGGCATCTCAAAGCCAGCCGCTTGCAAGTTTTTCTCATACTCACTAAGCCGTTTAACAGATCCATCAAGGGGGTTCAACAATGTAAATTTCATGTGGGGGAAGTCATAAGAGGATTTACCAGGATAATGCTTGTTAAAGAGAACTTGAGAGAAAGTTTGATCAGATGAATCAAGAACTCTCTCGTCGGTGGTAACCTGTACAAGAAGATGGCGTCTTCTATAAACAGCATCATTACAAGCAACACCAGGCACATTGGGGTAAGGAGTGTTTGTTGTAGAAAGGATAAAAGGGGAAGTGAAATAGGTCTCCTTTTCATCAAGATGGGCCATAGGAACAATCATTGGACAACAAGAGATGTAGCTCAGGTATTCCACAATGAGGGTTGGTTCAAGAACCTTCCACATATCATCGTAGTAATACACAGGCTGTCCACGGTACCCACTCTTGTACTCACTGCTTGGTCCAGGGTCAGAATACATCATATAATCGCGGGAGCGGTTCGAAAAACAAGTGGTGTGAATTTCATCAACCATCTTGTTGATCAAAGTGGTCTTACCAACTCCAGCACCACCAACAAATTGTACGTGAAAAGGGGTGGCGCGTGGTTTCCCATAATTCTCACAACGGGAAACACGATCATGGACGTTCTTAAATTTATTGAAAGCGTTATTAAAGGCAGTCACAAGAGTGTTAGGAACAATCTTTTTCCTATTATCATCAGTCAAAAGAGTGTTGATTCGGAGCTGCAGTTTCAAGCCATCAGCGTACACTGCTTTAACCTTATTCTGGACATCCAGCTCGCTGTTTATCTGTGTGGCAACATCGTCACCAGACAAAACAGTGGCACATGATATCCATTGGGCGATCTCGTCTTGGAGTTTGCGAGACTCAGCCTGAAACGTCTCCTCCTCAGGTTCTTCATTATAAAATTGTTTGGCTATCCATTCAAACGCAGCCTTGGCCATAGCCGTAACCCAGGCAAACGTGCGCGATAATCCAGCAATGCCAGCACCAATAAAATGCATGTTCTTGAAAATTGACATTACTGCACCACCCTGCGTCCGGACCCACTCGCGATCCATTGATTTATGTCCCAGGAAGAGTACAACAAATATACCAACACCAATGCCAGCATACTTTGCCTTTTCAGGTTTAGTAATCTTCCTTAGAACAGAATAAATGGCATTTATAATGTCCGTTCCAGTCGATCCACCGTCACAGTACTGTACCTCAGTAGGAACCGAAATTCCGAGCATTGGTAGAGCCCATGTAACTGCTTCAACGAGCTTGTCATATATACCAAGTATGTGGGATGCCAGGAACACACAGCCACTCTTCAACAGAGTAGAGCCGGTTCCGACAAATGCCAACCACAACATTAGTAATTGCAGAATGGTAGACGTATCGATATTATCAGAATCGAGTCCTACAAGGCCAAGGATAGATCCAAGGCCCGACTTTGCGTAGTCAATCAACTTTTTAATCGGTCCCAATACTCCAAGCATTGATTCCAATGTCTTCTTAGCCTGCTCGATGATCCCAGCGAGCAATCCACCCCCGATGCGTTGGGCTAACTCACTCGAAAATGAGTTAAACTTTTCGCCAATCAAAGAGGTTAGCCTCGACGACATAGAACTAAAACCCGAAGCGAGTATACAGTGGTC